TAATACGTTGCCGAAGCTAAATATCTTTTTGAGGCGCATTGTGTATCTGTTCAAGTTTGGTTAAATATAAAATCGCATCTTGTAGTTCCTGCTTCAAATGTGTTATCCATTCGCCTGTCGATAAATCTTCCCTGTCCATTGTGCAGTTGTACTTCTTTTTACCTACTTGCTCACGGCTACGCATATCTTCAATTACTAAGCTAAGTATTTTACTATCCATTTATTTGTCTGTTTTGCTATGTATCTTAAAACAAGTTTTACACTTGTATTGTATTTTCTTTACACCCGTTGCGGTTGTTCTACGAAGTGAAATAATCAAGTCATCGCTTCCACATTCAGGGCAAGAGCCTCTATCTTGTCCAAATATAACTCCGTAATGCGTTTTAGGTTCGATGTGATTTTTAAGTGCGTTAAATACCTGCTCTAATAAAACAACATCTTTTTGGCAGTACTTAATCATTTTAGCCATAGCTACTTTATCCTTATGCAAGACAATGTCTTTCCATAAACTATATTCCGTCTTAATCTTAGTGCCAATGCCTAAGTAATCAGCTATGTAGTTAAGCTTGTTGCTATTAAATCTAAACTTTTGACGTGCTACTTTTAACGTGTCGATTGTAACGTACTTAGGAAACATCTCTATCCCGTGAAACAAGCAGCGTGTTCTTATCCACGCTAAGTCGAACTTGTCGCCATTATGCCCTATAAGTTCCGAAGCAGTATTGGCTACCTCTACAAAACTTTGTAGCATTCTTTTGTCATTCTGTTTGCTATCCCATTGTAAATAGTAAACTTCTTTTTCGTCTTCCCACTTGTAGCAGATGCAAATGATAGCACGTTCTTTAATGATGCTTTCAGGACTTACATTTAATTTAAAACCAGCAGTCCAAAAGAAACCGATGTTGGGCGAAACTTCCACGTCGAAATAAAGACGTTTACGTTTAGATTTGAGCAAGTTGTTTTTTGTCATAGTATCTTTTTTTCACCTTTTCCAAGATGCGTTGTTTATTTTGTATATACCAATCCTGTTTATACTTAACCTTGTCTTTACATCTTCCGTCTTTATACCCGCCCATTAATTCTGGTGTGTTACAAATATGCAATCCTGTTTCTATTGCGTGTCTTATATTTTCTGCTATTGTAACATATTCTAAATTACTCGGTCTATTATTTGTTTTTACTCCGTCTTTGTGATTAACTACATAATCTTTTGGTCGTTCTCCTAAAATAAAGTTTGCTACTAACGAATGAATTTTATAACTTTTGTTATTCATTTTCACTCTTAAATATCCGCTATCGTCTTTATTAACAGATAACTCTCTACCTTTAGCGTGTTTGGAGTTACTAAACACTTTTACTTCTCCGGTTTCTAAGTTTATGTTTACTTCATAATACTTAGGCATTTTAAATGTCTTTATCATATTCTTTGATTTTCTCAAAGATACCAAAGATTTAACAATTCAACAACTATTTTTGGCTGAATTTATCTATTGTAGTAGTACCCATTGCAGCTATGCAAATAACCATTACGGCATCTACAAGTTTATCCGAAGGGGCAATCTCTTGATGCGTGAAGCTATTAGCTAATAAGGTAATACAGATAAATAAAGCCGATAGTAAAGCAATAACTCGCTTTGTAGACACGCTACCTCTTTCGTCTGATAATAAATTGGCTAACCATTTCATAGTTTATGTTTAAGGTGTGTAATAAAGTTTTGACTCAGATGCTCTACGCTTAGTAAGACCTGCAAGAACTTTACCCCCAGCCTTATTCCATTTTTGAAATTCTAAGTCAATAGTAGGGTCGTTAGGATTAACGTTTACTTTTTTTAATAAAGTAGAACTCTTTAAGTTTCCGATACCTGCGTTATAGGCAAAGCTTGTAATGGCAGCAAACTGATTAGGGGTAACTGTACTTTTTATTAAAGGCTTTACCTTATCAGCAAAGTCCTTAGCTATAATCTCAAACAATTCATTTGCTCGTTCTTGACTAATCTTATCGCCCGGCTTTACAGGTGTTCCGTTCTCGTAAAAAGTATTCCCGTAGCCTATTGTGTCCTTTGCTGCGCTGCATTTGTAAGCTACCAATTTGCAGCCTTCGTAGAATTTAATAAGGTCTTTACCTTTGTCGTTTAATTGCATCTTATTTTATTTGTGAGTATAGAAATAAAGTTAGCATAGCAAACAGAACTGAGTTAAGCCTATGAAGTTTTAGTTCAAAGTTCATATCCTTTTCGTATTGCTCGTAGATTGCTATATTTTTATAATACCTATTACGATAGTCGTTTAACGTATCGTTTGATATTTTATTGCGTATTGTAAGGGTATCTTTAAGGGTAAGTAAGTCAATGCGAAGGCTATCCCTTGTCTTAATGTTAGCTTTAATTAAGCTATCTATTCTGGTGTTTTGGTAGCTTACTAAATTAGTTAGGCTATCAAATGAGTTGTTAATCTTCTCGCCTTCTGACCGGCTAATAACAATCTTGTCTTCGCCACCTATCTTCTTAACGTATTGGGCGAAGCTTAAACTTGGTGCTATTAGTATCGACAGAATTAGCAGAATCCAATTTAGCCTTAACTTCATTTAGTTCTGTTTTTAATTCTTTTACTTCTTGCTTTAAGGTAACTATTGTTTTTACTGTTTTAGTTATTACCTTCTTATTATCTTGAGCTGCCACCCCTTGCACCGCTTCACTTTGCACTTGGCTTTCTTTTACTTTGTCTTGCAACTCTTTGATTTGATTATCGGGTTTAGTTCCGCAACCTATCAAAGCTATTAATAATAAATAGCGCATTACTTAAACTTTTTTAGAGCCTTAAGGTCTACTGCCATTTCCAAACGAGCCGTACTCGCTGCGTTGCTGCTATCACTCTTACGCACCATTTCATACAAGCTGCCTATCTTTTCGTCTTGCTTTTCGTTACGCTTTGCGTTGTCAATATACAAATAACTAATACCGCAGATACATAAAAATAGCATACCAACAACAGGGTTTTTACTAAATTCTTTGAATGTAATAGGTAACGGGTTAGCCGATACGTTTACGCTTTTTGCTGCTTTTGCCATATTATTTACGTTTCCAAAAGAATAAGATTAGCGTAATTATCAATATAAGCGCAATTAGAGCCTTATAAAATTCGCTGAAGGACTTATCCTTAGTTTTAATTATCTTCGAAATTTGGGTACTTTCTGTGCGATTTAGAGCCATTGAGTCCGTCTTGGTCTGCTTACTATCCGTTTGTTTCTCTTTTGTGCCTCTTGTGTAGGTCTCCGTGTACTTAGGGATTGTTATCATACTATCCTTAGTTACCCACAAAGTATCGTAGTAAGTAATGGTCTTGGTAAAATACTCTTCTTTTTCTACTATTTTAGTTACGCTATCAAAAACGACTACACGCACCGAGTCAAAGGTTTTAACAACAGTGCTATCTAAACGCTCCGATGCCTTCTTTACAGAAGCACACGAAGTAAGTAATAAAGCTAAAAGAATTAATCTCATTTTAGTTTCTTAGTCATTTTGTAGTAGTAACGGATAGCCATTGCTCCAGAAACAATAGCCACCAAACTTGCAATCAATGTGAATAGTGGTTGAATACTTGTAATGCTTATTGTTGCACTTACTACTGATACGATTGTTGATTGGTCTGCTTGGTGGTTATTTTCCATTAAAGTTCTTCTTCTTCTTGTTTGTTAAAGTCGATGCCGGTAGTCCAATCTTCTAAGAATGTAAAATTCTCTAAGCCATTAGGATTGACTACGTTAATTATTACAAAGTCAAATTCTTTATCATTTAAGGCTTCAATATCTTTGGTCAGCTTCTTGATGCCTTCTTTAGAGTACTTGTAATTTCCTTTGTCATCTAATAGTAAGCAGTCCTTTTCGTCGGTTTGCGCATTGTCTAAACGTAAAATTTCAACTTCTGCTTGGTAGTCCTCGTGGTGTTGTTTTACCTTCTCGTAAATTTTAACAAGTTTCTTTTGTGTCTTAGTTTCAGAATTACCGATTACGGCATTAAGGTTGCTCACTAATTGGAGCAGTTGTTTGTTCTTCATTTTCGTTGTTTTTTATTTGTAAAGATAATTGTGGATTGCTAAACGGCAAAGGTAAATTTACGATTGGCGGGTTTTTAAGGTTCTCAATTTGTGTAGCTAAGTTTTTATTCATAGCTTCTACATTAAGACCTGCTTCTAACCATTGACATACTTGCTCATAAGTTAAATCTTCGTAAGCAGTAAAGTCAGTTTCCGAAGGTGTTTCACAAGACAGTACTCCGTAAATATCTGCAAAGTATTGTTCGTTTGTACCCTCGTAACGATAATGCACTCTTTTAACTACGTCTAAATTTTGATTTTCTTTAGGTGCGGTATCCATTTGAACCACAACCCATTTTGTTTCTAATGCCATTTTATATTTTTATGGTAATGATGAATAAACATTAATAAAGTATATTGTGCCGTCAATGTTTACAGGTAGGTGACCACCTGAATTGAACGCTTCCCCTGTATTTCTTGCACCTATCTTGATTGCTGCCCTGCCATACCCCGTGTCTGGTTCTCCTGTTTTTATTGAGCCTATTGCTATTTCTACATCACCACCGCTTGTTATTTTCATAGTTTCAACAGAACCTGTTCCTTTTGCAAAAACCAATGTTCCTGTTGTGCCATATTGAGCAGTAATTCTTGATATACCTGCAGAAGGAAAATCAAAAAATAAATCTGCATTTGAACCATCTGTAAATCTTGCAACTTGAGAAGCAGCACCATTTCCTACAACTAAAAATCTTTGTGTACCATAACTACTTGGACTTGCAGTACCTATACCTACGTTACCGCTATTAGTTAAGGTCATTGCTAAAGTAGGAGTTACATTATTTGTGTAAAATCTTAAATTACCATCATTACCATTAACACCACGATAGCCAACAATTTTGCCCATTAAATTGGCATTAGCATCATTCCAACTTACTGAAGCATTTTCTGTATTATTATTTGCATTATTTCCTGTAAATGTAGCTGCTCCTGTAGAGTTTAATTGTAAACAAGATGTACCATTCACTCCTAATGTTGCAGTACTTGGACTTCCGCCCGGTGCTGATATATAAAAATAAGTACTTGCACTAACTGTTCTGCTTATTCTAAAATCTGTTGTTGCTGATGTACCTGCTACTTCTAATACTGATGCAGGAAGAGTAGTACCAATCCCCAAAAAGCCTGAAGAGTTTAACGTCATTGCTGGGGTAAAGGATATAGCGTTACCTGCCGTTCCTGAAGGAGCAATTCTCCAAATGTGTGTATTACCCTGTATATGATACTGAGCAGCAGTTGCCGTTCTTGTATAAATATCTTGAATAGAAGAATTTTGGAAAGAGTTATTATTTATCCATACGTTGTTACCTCCGCTATATGCAGCATTATTTGCACATATATTAGAACCAGCATCGCCAATTTGTATTGCTTTTACATCACTCTGCCACGCACTCGGTGTAACTCCTAATCCTAAATTGCCACCATCAAATCTAAACGCACCACCACTTGTAAAAAATCTTAAATCAGTTGAATTAGAATATATATATGCTTTGCCTACATCACCTGTTTTAAATTCAATTTGACCACCCGTTGAACCATTTAATGATAATGTTGTATACCCTGTGCTAAATGTTGGTGTAGTAGTACCAATTCCAACATTTGTACCATTATCAAATATCTGACTATTCCCTATTGTACTTGCACCTGTAAACTTAGGTAGGTAGTTAGTAGTACCTGTACCCGTTACTGGATTGGTTAAAGCACTTTGCTTGTTGTTAAACGTAGTCCAATCGGTGCTTGATAATAAACCTTGCTGAGAACCACTTGCAGTAGCAATAGCTAAAGTAATCGTTCCACTTGTTGTAATAGGTGTTGAGCCAATAGTTACTCCGCTTGTTGCAGAAGATAAGCCTACCGATGTAACCGAACCAGTGCCGTATGATGTGCTATCTACACTACCATCGGCTTTTAAAAATTGCGAAGATGTACCGCCCGACTTAACTAAAGTAGTTGCGTTTAAAGTACCTATAATTGTCGCAGCATTACCACTACCGCTTGTCTTGTTTATGTATAAGCCTTCTCCATTACCACCTTTAGTAATATTCAAAGCAATACCACTACCGCTTGAATGTGTTATGCCAACTGTATCGCCACTACCAGAACTTGAAAAAGTACCTTTAGCGGCAAGTAAAGTAAAAGTTCCTAAATCTAAGTTAGCCGTTGCGCCCGTATAAGGAACGTAACCCGTAAGTCCGCTTGTATAATTAGGGATATTTAAAGTAGCACCTACTAAGGTAGCTGCACCACTTGTTCCCGTTGTTGTTAATGTTATAGCGTTCTGCTTCGAATTAAAAGTAGCCCAATCTTCACTTGATAAAGCACCTCGATTAGTAGCACTTGCAGTAGGTACGTTTAAAGTAATTACCGGAGTAGTAGTTCCGTTAGCAACAGTTGAACTTAAATCAGTTCCCGTAGTTCCTATTGTTAAAGCAGCTACCGAAGTAACAGTTCCGCCCGTTAAATCACTAACCATAGCAAATGTTCCGTTTTTATCTGGGAACAAATATTGTCTTGTAGTAGTACCAAGTAAAGCAGCACTTAAGTCCACATTCTTTTGACTTAGGTCTGTTTGGCTATATCTTATATACAAGCTATTTTGTGCAAGTGCATATAATGAAGTATAGCCATCTGCACCAGAATTAGAACCACTGTATTGTTTAAAAGCAAGGTAACTTCCTGTGTCAGTTCCATTACCATTTAAAATATTATTTTGAGCAGTTATGTTATTAGTTCCTAAATTAACGTTTGCAGTTGCACCTGTGTACGGAACAAAACCTGTTAAAGAAGGGAAGGTTTCTAAAGTACCATTCCCACGAATATACTGAGCCGTTGTGCCATTAAAAGTTAAACCTAAAGTTCCGCTTGTAGTTAAAGGACTACCAGATACGCTTATCGCATCGCCACCAACTGTTAATGCTACGCTTGTAACTGTACCCACTGCACCGCTTGAACGCTGCCAAATAGTACCGCTATAAATCACATAATCGCCAACCGCAAAAGTAATACCACCCGCACCAAAATCTACTGTTCCTGCTACGTTACAAATGTAAACATCTCCCGTGTCGCCCGTTCCGTTTGCAAGTGTAGGTGTGTTAGTAGATGCATTCCAAGTTCCCTTATATTCCATAATAGAACTCGGTAGCTGACTGATAGGCACTTTACCGCCACTATCCAAAGAAGCGTAACCATTTGCGTTGCCCTTTTCGCTTCTTAACTGATAGGTGTCTAATAAAGCTTGTGAAGGGAATACTTCTACATAAGCAGAACCACTCCATAAGTAAAGTTTCTTCGTGTCCTTAGCGCAATAAATTACGTTAATATCGCCCGTTGCAGGGAAGGCAGCAAAGTTATCATAAAACGAAACTGCACCGCTAAAAATAGCACCTAATTGCGCAATAGTAATCTTCTTACTTACTCCACTAATCGGGTCACCTATAATAGTTAAATCTGTGCTAACTGGTGCTAACTCAGTAGCTAATTGGTTAATTTTTTTGCCTATCATTCTGAATAATTATAGATGCTCGGAATCTGGCATCTGTCGTTTAAGTAAGGTAATTCCATTGTAATGTCTATCTTAACTCCTGCAAGATAGTCAGGGTCGCTTTCGGTAAAGTAAGTCAAAGGTGCAGTATCGCCTATTTCCCAAATTGCTTTAGGGTATCTAAGCTGCGCTACAATATCTTGACCTACTAAAGTCATATCGCTAAGAACTTCTGTTTCGTTGGTTTCCTCCATTAACATTCTGTCCATAAAATAAAGGCTAAAATTATAAGTAATATTCTTAGCGTTTATAGTAGCACCTGTTAAAGTGTAGAACATAGCAGGGTAACTAACCTCGCCATTAGACAAACGTTCCCACACATCTCCGAAATAAACAAAGTTAATTTGTTCGTGGTCGTTTCCGAGTGTCGTTATTTGTTTTGTGATTTGGTTTAGGCTCAGGCTCATTCTTAATTTTTTCTAAATAAACACGCAGTTTATTTTGGTTTTTAATCGTTGTTACTTTACTCATAATTAGCAATCACTACAACCTCTATTCCCTTGATAAAGTTCCTCGAAGCTTTTACCAGCGCAGCAATCAAAGTCGCCTAACCAAATGCTCGTTGTATAAGCATCATTCTCAGGGTGTATTGCATCAATGCCACTTCCGGGATTAAGATATTCAGGATAAAGTGTAGAATATTCTTTTAGGTATTTAATCATTCTTTGCTTGTAGAACTCCGCTCTTGCTTTATATCTATTCGCCACGTCAATCATATCCTGCATCGAAGGGTTCTCTGTATTTTCTCCGCCTTTTCTTAACAAGCCTTTGTTATAGAACTGATAAGACAATCCCATTGGCAATTCACTAAGTACATAGTGTACTAAAGTATCTGCTATATATTGGTCTAATAATATTACCTCGTTTGCGTTTAAGTTGTTTGCCGTGATACCTGCTTGAAGTCGATTGTACAAAGCACTACCAAGCGCAGGTAAGATATACATATCTTGTGCGGTCTTAATCTCAGGCAATACAAGTTTTTCGTCTACGTTAGCGTGTAAGCCAGACCTGTCTTTAATATTCTGTACGCTTATGAATAATGTGTTTAAGCTCATTTCTTATTTTTTTCTCGTTACTACGTTTGTTTTCCACTCGTGCCTACAACTTGGAGAATGGGTATTAGTTCCAGGCTTAGTGTACCAACCGCCACCTCTATTCCAAACACTATAACCAAGCCTTGCACTCATTGACTCAATTTCGCTACGGCTATACATCTTCTTAGCTTCTAATAAGTGTATACAAAATGGTCTGCTTGTACCTTTGTTAGCATTACTAAAGCCTGACTTCCACTCGTAAGAATAACGAATTAATATTTCTGTTGTTGTAGGTTTTACTGCACCAACTGTTACACCTAATGGCTTTACTAATTCTCTCTCTATAATTACATTTGAATTATCGCCCTTGCCTATTGTTTTAGAAATAGTTTTAATGATGTTTCTTTCTTCTAAACTTTTTAGGATAGCAACAATTTCAGGTATAGTAACCTTTAAAACATCGGCTAAAACATCTGTTGTAATATTCTTTTGTTTGCTGATTTGGTCTAATACGTTTGCTTCTAATTGGTTTACATCGGCAAATGTTTGGTAGTCGTCATCATCGCTAAATCTTGTCTTACTTTTAAAGATTTCGAATTGCTCTCTATCTTCTCCAAACTCATAGAATATCTTGTAGTCATCTTCGCTAAACTCTAATTCTTCCGAACCTAACCAAGTAGCTACTTCTTCATCGCTTAAAGCATATCCACCCTTTAACATAGAACTTGCTTGTTCCCTTGTTATTTTGCCCTTGTTAAAATCTCTAATAATACGCTGCATATTTTGCCACTCTCTACCTTTCAAACCTTTAATATGCTCATTCACACTTAAAGGATTTGCTGCCATTGGCTGCTCTGTTTCCATAGGTATGCCATACTGCGTTGGATCAATACCAAGCTTCTCTAATATCCACTCTTTAGGTGCTACTTCTTTTATAACGCTTTCGCTAAACTCAATACCAATCGGGTCGGTAGGTTGTAACTTTAATTCTTCTGTTACACCTGCATATTGTCCAAGCATATTAAATACACCTTCTAATTGCATCTGCTTATAGCGTACATAGGTGTTATTAAATATCTCGTAGCTATCACGCATCTGCTGACGGCTTCCTAATTGACCCGGAGTAGCAATACCAAACAAATCTGGACTTGTAATTTGGTGTCCGCTAAATATGTTAGTTTGTATTAACTCGTCTACACGGCTAAAATCTTCTTTAGTTAAATCACTCGCACCTAAGTCATCAACAATAGGCTTACGAGTTACATCGTTTACAAAAGCAAGTAAATATTTTTTGCCGTCTGCACCCGTGTACATATTGTCGAACTGTCTGCTAACCGCTCGTTTCTCGTCAGGACTTGGCTCACCATTTGGTAAGGTAATAAGTTTACTGGCAGAAAACCCGGTTTGAGCATTACCCAAAACGTGCTTACTAACTTCAACATCACTTTCGATGTAGTTAAGCGCACCAAAATAACCCGGAAGGCTATAAACGTTCATACCTGGGCGATACTCCTTTACATAAAGTATCTGCACACCTTGTGGGTTAGCAGGGTTAAACGCACTATAAACTTCGGCTTTTTCTTGGTTGCGTGTAGCTTTCCAATCGTCTTTATACCAAAACTGAGTATTGTCTTTATTGGTTCTAATCTTTGTATAATCACAATGCCACAACTCCGCTACTTGACCGCCCATTACACTCCAAATAACTTGAATGTAAGCACCGCCAAATAGTTCTAAATCTAAAGCAACCTTTTTAGTAAGGTCGTTAAGGGTTTCGTCTCTATTAACCTTCTTAACAATAGGCTGCTCACCTGCCCAACCATTACCAACAATGTAGTTCACTTTGCCTCTAACGATAGCATTGTGCTTGGCTGACTTGTTAAAAAGGTCTAATAGGTATTGCGGATAGTCATTATTTTGACCATACTGCATATAACCTTCTCCTTTTTTCTCTTTATATTCTGGTTGCTTTGCTTCCGCAAATGTCAATACTTGTATTTCCATTATTGTCTAATTGTGAATGTGCTTGTTGTTTCGTATTCTGTGAATGATATAGTTGTGCCCTCGAGTTCCATTATGCCGCTTTCAAGCAGGTTTAAGCCAGTCGGGTCTGTGTTGGTAGTACTTGTTTGCTCGTAAATTGTGTAGGTGTATTGCCCGTTTAAAGCCGTATTAAAGTAGCTATTAACTACAATGCTAAACTCATTGTACCTTTCCTTGTAAGCACTAATATCGGTGTTGTTTAGCTTAACAAATTTGATGTCCGTATTTGTACTTCTATTCTCGAAAATAAATAGATAATTAGGACTTGCTAAAAGCTGCTTCTCAGTCAAGGTAAGTATTATGTTTTGGGTTTGCCCCTTAGTTAATCTTATCACAACTATAAATATAAACTATTGCGATTGTTTGCAAAATAAAAAACCCCCGCCTAATTAAAGACGAGGGCATCTATATACAAAACCAAAACAACCTAAGAACCTGCGGTGGTTAATTGACCTGCCACAGTTGAGTTTACTTCTGGAGCAAGGGCTGGCTCTGCACCTGTAAAGGTAAGAGTGTAACCGCTTCTGTCGCCTTCAGCCGTTCCTGTACCTGCGTTACCGCCTGTAAGGTCTAAGCCTCTTTGTTTTCCTAAGTACCAGTATTTGCCATTGTTATCTTTGGCAACCGCTACTAAAGTGTTTTGAGCCAACAACAAGATTTCGTTTCTTGTGTTAGCTTGTAATTTGTTTAATACGATAGTTAATTCAGGAGCGTAGAAGATAGTCCCGTTTTGTACGTTTGCATTAACATTCTCAACTAATTGAGAAGTGCCTTTTACAAGTTCGTACTTAAAGAACTTCTTACCTGCTGCCTTTACTAAAGCGGTAATTACACCACTTGCTTCGGTAGTTGAGGTAACATCTCCTGCTGCCATAAAATAAACTTCGGTTATACCGCCTAAACTGTCTTTGCAGTCAAGGGTATAATTTTGAGTTAAAGCACAAGCCATTGTTATTGAATTAAATTAGTTTGAAAAAATGGGGGATATATTTCAATCCCCCGATAAATTATGCAAGGATAAACTTCACTACTTCGTCAGGGAAGGCAATGTTTACACCCATCTTAAACTCAGATACGAAACGTACTTGGTCAGCTTCTTTAGCATAGAAAATTTCAAACTTCTCTTCTTCGTTCAATAAGTCAGTACCTAAGAACATATTGCTTAAACGCATAGCGTAAACTTTGTTAGTTCCGTTAAGACCTGCAACTGCAATTACTTTAATTGTAGTACCAGGAAGTACAAATTCGCTATCAGCTTTAACATCAATTTGGTAATTGAAAGAACCGCTATTTTTAAGAGCAACAGTGTAAGTACGGAACAAATCTTGACCGCAGAAGATAGTCATATCGTCAGCAGCTACAACTTGTGCAGGGATTGCTTGGTAAACACCATCAAAGATAGAGATTACGTTAGCAGCAGTAATAGAAGATAAAGGAGCACCACTAATAAAAGTAGAAGCGTTTGCAGCAACAACACCAGAAGCAGCACCGATTAACTTAACAAGACCATCGAACTTGTTTAAGTTTACGTTTACACTTGTAGTGTCACCTTGCCATAAAGAAGTCTCTAATTGAGCAGCAATAGTCTTAGCTTTCTTTTCGCTATACTCTTGCTCAAAAGGAATAGAGTCATAATAAGACCCTGTTGGTAAAGATTTTTGAAGGTACTTTGACTCTAAATCCTTCGGACATAAAGCTTCGTTTACTTTAATTTTACCAGGGGTTACAGTACGTTGAGTGAAAGTTGTAGAACCAGAAGCGTTAAAACCACAAGCAGCACCATCTTGGAAGATAGCGTCAGTTTGCATCAAATTTATCTTCTCTGAACTCTTAACTCCAATCATAATATTTCCAGCACTCTTAATAAGAGACGCAGTTTTTGCACCCAATACAGATGAAGTTACAAGTAGAGCTTCGTTTTCTTTTGTATAGTTTGCTAATGCAGATACATCAAATCCCATTTTATTTTATTTTTATTTGTTTAATAAAGCGTTTCTAAATTTTTCAATCCTATCGTACTTCATTGAGTGAGTTGTTACGTTAGAACCAAAGTTTTGTTTTGGTTGCGCAATAGGTTCAGCGTTAGGTGTCTTAGTAAGTGCTTCTATTAATTCAGCTACTTGACTA